CCGCTCTTTTTCGCAGCCAGCTCCGTCAACCTGTCAATCTCTTCTTTCACCCCCGCAGTCGTATGTACAAGCTGCCACCCAATCACATCCGCACCATTCGGTGAGTACCCAGCTGCAATAGCAGCCCTCGTCGCATTGTGCCCATTAGCCATGTAATTAAGAATAAAATCACGCTGCCTAGTGGTAAGTTTCCGCAAGCTATACCCTTTTTTCGGCACTTTATTCGGCATATCATAACCTCCCGCTATCTATACTTCCCGCTGCGCAGAATTTCAGCCACCCGTTTAAACGCCACACTCACATTAGGTCGGTCCATGTCTATAAGCTCGGCAGATACCAACCTCCCGACGAGTCTTAAATTTTTCGCCGGAATTTTGAAATGGATAAGCCACTTATTCATTTCAAAATCACCCTACCCGACCCCTAAGCATTTCCATAGTCCTCAACCTACTACCCATTGGTCCTAGCTATACCTAGGTCCTTCTACCTATGCCCAATACATTTAGGTAAAACCACAAATACCACAATACCATTGAAAACCACATTACCCTTAGAATCCACATTAACTATAAATATTATAATTCACTATTGTTCATTTGTAAACCCATTTTCATTTGAGAATAAATGTTTTCAAATGAGAATGTTTTCAAATGAGAATATTTATTTTCATATGAGAATCTTACCTATTGGTAGGTAGGAAATGGTTTTTTATAAAATTGGTCTCAAACTTATTCCAACTAGTTTTTGAAGACTAATTATTGGGTTTTGTAAATGGCCAAAAGGCCCAATTTGGACTAGGACCAAAGACCTATAAAATTAAAGGACCTTTGACTGAGCTACCATAGGACCTTTGGCACTTGTTGAATGTTGTTAAAAGATATATAATATATTTGTAACTTGAATATATAGATTATCTTATATACTCTATATAATTAAGAGACTTGAGAGTTGAAATACTATTCTCAAATGTTCACTAAAAAATAAAGAGGATAAAAGTATGAACAAAAATACCCCCATAGTTGGAAATGAGAAAAACAAGGAAGTTGTGAAAAGTTTCTTGAAACCTCAAAAGTCCATTTCAAGACTTGTTTTTGACTTTATTGTCAAAGAGAAAGTTTTGGAAAGTGACAACAGAAAAGAGAAGTTTGAAAAACTCTTGAAGTTGGTCAAAAAGGACTTTCCGGAATCGAAGTTTCAGAAAACTCACTTCTTCTGGTATGTCTCAAGAGCCAACAAACAGAAGATGAACAACTTAGGTATGACTCACTTAGTGACAATACCGAAAGTTGAAAAAGTGGTAGAAGTTGTGAAAACCACAAAAACTCCGAAAACCTCAAAAACCAAAGTGAAGTAAAAAGTGAAGTAAAAAGAATAACCGAGAACTAAAAACTCTCGGTTATTTTTTTTTCATTTTATTTCGCTACTTCTTTTTAATCCCAGCAGGGAATGTATTAATAAATTAACTGGGAAGTCTCTAATTATATAAGAGTGCGGAGACGCGCGTGAGCGTGTAGGACACCAAAAAAATTGGATAACACTTCTCGCTGGTTTTTTGATAAAATATATATGTTGGTTAATAATATAGTTACATCTTATATGTGACTAAACCAACAGTTGGAGGTCTTTCTCAATGGAGGTTACATGAAAGAGTATAAGATAGAGTTCATTGTTAAAACAAATGCCCCTATGAAGACAATGTTGAATGTATTAGACACAATGGAAGTTCAACTTGAATTCTTAGAAGAACGGGAAAGCTGTGTATGTGACAAGAAGACTTATAAGTATGAAATAAAGTCTTCGGAACTGTCGGAAACTGTGAAGAGACACTAAACTAACTGGAGGACAATACAATGGCATTAGAAGATATAGTTAAGAAGGCAAGTAAGTTACCTGGAGCTGAAGGAACAGCAATATATGAGATGTTGTGTTGTTTGGAGTCAACTGAAGACAGATGTGAAGTGACCTTTCCAAAGGATTGCAATCAATTCCTATTGAAAGCACTTGGAAAGATGATGGACTTGGTGAAGGAGGACATGCATGAGGAGATAATGAAGCTACCTCTCTATAAGAGAGAGTTTTACAATGCAATTGAGAACTTTGGATTGGCTGAGCTTCCTAAGTTCTTAGAGAATGGTGATTGGGAAGATGAGAGTTGGCATAACAATGAAATGCCTTGTTGGTGGAATAAGAAGCTTGGGTTAGTGTTGTGGGTTAACTTTAAAGATAAGGCTGGAAGAGGGAGTGCCGAAGAACAAAGCTATATGCTAACTAAAGAGAGCAGAGAGGACCGTGAAGACCTTGGAATGCACTACACTGGAGAGTTGCTTGGGTTGGAAGAGATACTAAAGAATTGGTAAAAGGAGAACTATAATGAAAACTAAAAAACAATACTTGATAACTGTGGTGGTGGAGGCTACTTACTCTAAGGTCATCAAAGCAACATCATTGAAAGCAGCGGAAGCAAGAGCTTACAAGATGAGCATACAAGATGATGAGGACTGCTATGATGGCACTGAGACCATGGAAGCAATAGTTGAAAAGATAGATAAGGAGGGCTTTGTGATATGACTAAGAAAGAAATGATGAAGTATTTTAAAACAAAGGCAGATGTGGACAAAGCGAGATGGTATGTCTGTGAACGGCAGGTAGAAGCTGAGATGGATGATAGTGCCAAAGCAATCGCGGATGTGTTTTGGTATGGCATGACAGGTTATAAAGATATGACAAAGGCAGAAGCTATGGAACAACTTTGGTGGGCAGTTGAAGATATGGAGGACTTCGAGGCAGAAGAGTTCATAAATAATCAAGTGCTACATCCAAAATAATGGATAGCACACCCCGTTAGTAATTTTGTAAAATTAGTATGTAGTCAAAATGTTCAGCTTAAATGGAGGCATTATGTTAAAGAATGACTTGGAAACTAAGGTAATGGCTGAAATAGACCTCAGTGATGAAGAAGTTGGGTTGTGTGATGCTTGTGATGATACCTTGCATGGTGGTGAAGAAGTCTTCTGTGAGAGTTGCTACAATGAAGCTCTCGCAGCTGAGAAGGTGTTGGTAGAACGCCTTCGGGAAACCTTGCATGTGGATGACAAGACTTCAGTGGGCGCAATGGTGCAAATGATTAAAGAAGACCATGAGCGTGTTGAAGTGTTTAGGCTCTTTGTTAAGACTTTCAAAGAGTCCTTTGCAAACTTGATGTCGTTCTTCCCCAACTAGGATAGGCATGAGGTGCAAAGACTATACATCTTTCACACATGCAAGAGCATAAGGAAGTAATAATGAGAAAGCGTAAACGTAATCCGAATAGGAAGTTTTCAATCAGTGAATGGCTGGATATTGACGCTACGAGAGTGTCCAAAGCTAAGTGGCGAGATGGAAAAGTTGCATTGACCAAGGCATGTCCTGAGTGTGGTGAACGGAGACAACTTAAAATAGTGAGCTTGCGGAATGGGTTTAAGTTCTGTGAGACGTGCAAGACTGAGTATGTTGTGACTGAACTCTTGAACTTTGATGACTTGGAGGCGTCAAATGACGATTAAAATGGCATTTAGGTGGTTGTTGGTGCACTATTGGCCGATTGGGTTTATCGTAGACCTCATAGTGATTGCGATAGTGTGGAAACTGGGGATAGCTTTAGCGTATTGGATGTTAGCATGAGAGTTAAAATAGGTGAAGTCGCGAAAGCGTTTATGAGCAGGCAGATAGGTTGTATCTATATAAAAGTTGAGAGTGAGTCTGAAGCGGGCTACACTGGAACTGTTATGGCATATGACCTCCCCTGGAAAACTAAACGGATTGGAGACAAGATGACAATCCTTAAGGTCCAGGTTGTTGATGTGTTACCAGCATAAGGAGATAATGGTATGAAACAAGTAAATGCAAAGAAAGACTTTAGGGTTTGGGAAAGCGTGCTTAAGGAAGAACCTGTGACACTTACAGAGATGAAGCAGCATAAGGCATTAAGACGTAAGTTGCAAGGGCGTGGGCAATCTCCGAGCGGTGCGCTAGTGGATATCTTTACACGGCTATACACGGAGCATGGCGTAGAATGCCCAATGAAGTATGTATTCCCGGATGTAAAGGTTGCAGAGAACTTCAGAGGGGCATGCTTATACCATGTCCATATGCACTTGCCGGAGAAAAAAGAGATGATTACAATTACCCGCTGTGAGACTACTGTATATATTATGCGTATTGCTTAGGAGCGTACATGCGAGAAGAAAAGAAAATCATTAGAGTTGCAATAAAGCTATTGAAGAACTACCCTCTCTGTAGGATACGTCCGGACTACTTGAAGACGCAATACTCGGAGACATTCAAGGTGCTGGCAAAAGCGGATAAACACTTTGACATGATACAGAAGCTGAAAGGAGACTAACATGAAGATGTATAATGTAGCGGTTACACGCATAAGTGCATTGGTTTACAATGCACTGTATTGTGTAGATGCTGAAAATAAAAAAGAGGCTAGAGAAAAAGCAATAGAGTTAATCCTAAAAAATGGTGATGGGGTAGATTGTGCGTACCCTGAAAATAGGTATATTGTGACATTTCATAAAGGAGGCGGAAAGAAATGAAAACTGCAAAAGCATTAGGGTTTAAAAAGGGCGATTGTGTCCGGATAGTCGTGGACTCGGGATTTGTTGGCGTGCTGATGTCGGATGTGCACACTGCAACTCCTTGTGCCGAGGTTTGGGGGTTTGAGCATGAGATGGGTTCGGTGTACGCGGAGCACTTGAAGAAGATCGAACCTTGGGAGCTTAAACAGGACGTGTACTACCGGCAAGACCCAATTGCCAGGAGCAAAGAAGCTAAAGCTGCATTAAAGTAACGTGCGAGTGGTGGTGGTGGTGGCCGAAAAATGAATATACTATATAAGAAGTATTAAGTCTCTATACGTATATATCTTTTTAGCATACCACCACCACCACCTTAACTATATCTATACTACTACTACCTACTACTATCTTAAAGAGCTTTATATATATATATAATAAAGTAACTAAAATACGCAAAGCTCTTATATACTCTACGTAACACGACAGACGACGACGGCACCGGCTAGAAAAGGAGACTGCATGACTAATAAGAAGCGAAAACTTAAACGAGGGGATTGCGTGATTTGTGAAGGTTATGGAGAACTTGTAGAAACCACTTGGCAGGAACCTGGATTTAAAGAGTATACGTGCCCATGCTGTGCGGGTTCTGGCAAAGCTACGAAGAAACGGGTTAAAGTCTTTCATGCGGAATGTAAGGCTAATGATGAAGCAGAATACAGGATGTATAAGGAGCTTGAAGCGCTTGACCACCAGTAATGTCAAAAACAAAGTAGTGTACATCCAGTTGGCTAGTGTCGTATAATTTAAGTGTAGCAGCAAATGTTCAAAGTCAAGTCTAATGGGAGAATAGTATGAATGAGAAAACACTGAGTGACAAGCGGCTGCGGAAGATGCTGAAGAGAAAAGGCATGGGGCATAAGAGAAGCATGTACCTCAAGCACAACGAACAGCGGGTGACCAATGTTGTCACTGCGCTGCGCAAGAGCCACCAGGAACAGCGCGAGCTGGAGCATAAGAAGCAGAATACGCTGTGGAACAAGATGAAGCGCGGCGTGATGAGCGTCTTCGGGAGGAAACACTAATGTCTAAATCTATAGCTAAAGCCTTTCTGTTCAAGCCTGTGAAGACCCATGGTGACGCGTACAACTTCTTGAATGCGTGCATAACATGGCTGGGTGGTGGGTTTCACCCTGATACGTCCGCAGATGACTATATCAACATAAAGACTAACACACCCACGTTCACTGCCACGGAGTGCAAGAAGTATGACAAGAATATGGATAAAGTATTCAAGCTACTGCCTGACCCCTATGCACTCTGCATAGATGTGTTGAACACCCGCGGCATGTACTAAAAGGAAATATCATGAAAAAGATAATACTTAAAAAGAAGTCGCTTCAGCCCAAAAGGGCTGAGGCAAAGGTGGAGCTTCGGTATCTTCCCGCAATTGAAATGGAAGCGGGCGTGCAGTACCTGAACCCTCTCTGCAGTGTGGTGCTTACGTTACTTAGCATAGAACCGTATGAAGGCCCACTTACTGGCATAGAAGCGATACGTGAGACAATTGTAAAGTGCAAAGGTGTCAGCGCTATGGGGGATGCAGAGATACAAGTGACAATGTTTGGTACACAACCCGTTATCACTGATCAACCCGAACTTATTGAGAAAGTAATTAAGCTTAATAAGGGCTTGCTGAAGCACATGACAACTATACGTGGTGAGAAAGCCGCTACAAGACCTCCTCGTGTAGATGCTGAGGGTAAACCGATAGAAAAGAAGCCGCGTGGCGGCACTGACCCTCGCACTGGGTGCTCTGTAGGTTCGCAAGGACATGTGTTGGGCACTATCATGCTTGACAATAAGTGCAGTCCGTTCACCCGTGAGAAGTGCGTAGCTCTCATGACTGAGAAGCTTAATAAAGAATATGGCTTCTTAGACTTGAAGAAAGCAAAAGCGCTTGCACAGTCGTGGTATAGCACCTTGTGGACACGCAAGCCTCAGTTCTATCAGAAGGGTTAACACATGACGCCTGAAGAACAACTTAAGCATGACTTACGTGAATGCAGAGACTATTGGTTAACCAGAAGTGCAAAGGGAGGTATTGCACAGCCCACAGTAATCGCTGGAGTAGTTGAAGGTATCTTAGAGAAAGTATTGAAGTTATTTCCGAACTCCAAAGGTACCTTAATCAAACGGAAAGTACTGAAGCGGAAGTAGATTGTATTCCCAGGTGATGTAACGGTAGCATGACGGGCTTTGACCCCGTTCGAGAAGGTTCGAACCCTTCCCTGGGAGACTTCCAAAAGATATTGGTTTACTAAGCTAACAAAACACAGTAGAATATATACACTGGACCAAACAACAATCTAAGCGCAGCTCGAGTGAACACGAGAAGTATACAATGCACACCACCCATCAGTGTCTTGTAGAAAGGTAGAGGTTCAAAAGAGATATACGATCAGAACTGGACTACCCTGCGCACGGCTTTAGTAGAAGTAAAAATTCGGTAATGGTATAAGGAGAAATAGTATGGCTAAGAAGATAGAGAAGAAAGTTGTGAAGGCTGCTGCGGTGAAGGCTGAGAAAGTGAAGAAAGTTTCTGCTGCCAGCATTGTGCTGGGTATGTTCAACCTGAAGGTGGTCCCCTCTGACCAGGAGATTATCAACGCTGTGCAGGAAGCGTGTGAGGGCTCCAAGTTCGATAAGACCCATCTGGCGTGGTACAAGTACCAGTTCCGCCAGGGTCGCTGGAACGAGGGCGAAGCTCAGGTGATACGGCAGGCTGCGAAGGCCGTGGAGAAGGCTGAGAAGCCGGTGGCCAAGAAAGCCGTTGCCAAAAAGGTGAAGAAAGTTGTCGAGCCCGTGCTCGAGTCCGAAGAGGAAGTCGAGTCGGAAGACTAAGGCAGTTAGCCTACAATAGAGCCCCGTATGGTTTTGCCCAGCGGGGCTCGCTTATTTATAAAGCATGAGGAGCTATATGGACTACCGTGTGCCTAAGCGAAAGAGACTATCTAGGAATACCATACAACTTACTAACACTGGATTGTTGATTGTGTCGATAACTCTTATGCTATTCTTACTTGGTGCTGTGAAGTTCTTTGTGCTCGGATAAAGGAGATACTATGGCCTGCAAACATACAAAGATGAGGATATACTGGTGCGACGCGGTACAGGATACATGCTTTGAGATAGGCATGGAGAACATGAACAAAGTATGCCCTAAAGGGTACAGCGCAGATAACTGTGAGTACATGAGTATTGCCTTGCGCTGCACAAAGTGTGGAAAGACCTCATTTCCTCCTATAAAGAAATGATATGCAAAAACTTCCAATCATACTGATCGATACTAGGGAGCAACAACCGTTTGAGTTCAAAGGGTACAAGACGCGCAGGGTTGGGTTAAAAGCTGGTGACTATAGTCTACAGGGTAAACAAGCATTAGTAGTTATAGAACGTAAGAGCTTGGCAGACTTGTTTGGCACCTTGGCGCGTAAGCATAACTTCAATAGGTTCTGTAAAGAGCTTGAGAAGCTTAAGAAGGTAAAGTATGCCTTCGTGCTTATAGAGGCGTCCCCTGAAAGAGTAATGGCCGGCTTCCAATACTCCATGGCAAATGGTGGGCTACTCTTGGATAAGCTAATGCGTATATATTGTGCCTATGGGGTGCAGATAGTATTTGGAGGCAGTAGGTATGGCGCAGAGCGTCTCGCGCTATCAATCCTCAAGGCTACAATTGAGATTCAATAACTTCCAAAAGAAACGAGTTTCTTTTGTTAGCAGTCTTTTGTATAATATATGTATGGAGGTAAACCTATGACTGCAGCAGATAAGGATAAAGACGAGGAGAAACTTGAAACGATAACGTTTAACCTCAGTGTAGAGAACATAGAGTGGCTTAAGCGGATAAATGAGGGTCTTCAACGGAAAAGTGTAAGCAATACCTTAAACTTCATGTTGAACAACCTTAGGAACAGAAAGAATATAGGAATGAACTATGGCGAATAAACTGCCCGACGTTGCGGAGTTTGCGTATAACGAGTTGACCAACTCTTCCCGTTCTACGTTTACTCAGTGCAGGAAGAAGTTCTACTGGACGTATATCTGTAGGCTTGTCCCGCAGTCAGACAACAAAGCCTTTATGATTGGAAGGCTTTACCACGCCGGCCTAGAAGCCATGTATAAGGAATTAGCTTATAATAAACAAGAGCTTAACCTTATGGTTGACACGGAAGTTGACAAGTCTGTAGCAGCTTGTATTGACCCTGCGGCATCTGATGAACTTTGGAAGCAAAGTTCCCTTATAAAAGCATTGCTTGAAGGCTATGCAGCGCATTGGCTCAAACAAGATATGAAGACTTGGAAAATCAAAGCACCTGAGACCACATTTGAGTTTAAACTCAAGAATGGTTGGGTGAACCGTGGCATGCGTGACTTGCTGATAGAGCGTAAAGGAAAACTTGGGTTAGTCGAGCATAAGACTACAACTATCCTAGACGCAAACTATCTTGCCAAGCTTCCTATGGACTCGCAGATACTCTCATATGCTATAAGCTGTAAAAAAGAGAAAGCGATTGGGCGCTACCCTGACTTCATTGTGTATAATGTGGTTAAGAAAGCCCAAATACGCCAAAAGCAAACTGAGACACTTGAACAGTTTGCCCAGCGGCTGAGAGATGAGTACCTTATGAACCCCGCACTGTACTTCTACAGAGAAGTGCTGAGCTTCACCAAAGATGACTTGGACGCGTACGAACAGGACCTTGAGAAGTTTGCTTGTGAGATGCAGCGCAGTATTAAGGAGCATTATTACTATTGCAATTATGGTGCTTGTACCATGTATGGCATGTGTCAATATTTTTCCTTATGCCAAGCCAAGACTGCACAAGCCTTTGAAGAGGCCTTGATGAGCTACCGCGTTAAAGAGAACTTGCACGAAGAATTGGAGTAAGGAGAACACATGGCCTATATCTCAAATGAGTGCATAACAGATGAGTTACTTGATGATACGTACAAAAAACTATGCACGTATGGAGAACTAGCTCCAATGCTGCAAATAGCCCCAAATTGGAAAGGGCTACAAGAGTGCTTCAAGTATACGAAAAAACCTGTAAGGAGCGAAAAAATGAACAAAGCGATAATGGAAGCGTTTGAGAAGACTGTAGATGCGGTGCTTGTACACAAGCACTTTGGGCATGAGATCAATAACTTTACCAAAGAATTGATACTTATTGCAAACAAGGATGCTTACTTGGCTGAAGCGAAACGGCGTGAAGCAGAAGAAATTAAGCGGCGCGGATAAAGGGAAAAATGTTACCTACTAACAAGACCCAGTCGGAAAAGCCTGAGCTTAACAAGCTGACCTGGCTTATATATGGTGCACCTGGAATTGGCAAATCTACGTTATTCAGCAAATTCCCTAACGCACTATTCCTGTACACTGACCCTGGCTTGACGTTCATAACGGCCTATAAACACCCGATACAAAAATGGGTGGAGTTCAAAGAAGCCGTAAAAGAACTAGTCGCCCAGCCGAAGCCCGTGTATGGCATTGTAGTAGTAGACACTGTGGACCTTTTGTGGGCTCAGTGCGTAGAGTACGTCTGTAAGTCCCGCGGCATTGAGCATGAGTCAGACGAACAGTGGGGTAAGGCTTACGCCATCATCGAGCGTGAGTTCAAGATCCCGATTCAGCAACTGTGCATGCTTAAGTCTAAGGGTTGTGGCGTAGCGTTTATCTCTCATGCTACCGAAGTAGAGATACGTGGCAGAATAGTCAAGACTTCTAAAGTTGTGCCTACCCTTGCCAAGAAAGCCCGCAGCATAGTAATGCCCTTGTGCGATGTTATAGGGTATTGTGGTTTCAGTCTTAGCCAAAGCCAAGATGTAGACCTTAAGTCTCCGCGGTATCTGTTCTTCAAGCCTGACGAAACACTTGAAGCTAAAGACAGAACCACGCTGCTCCCTGAAAAGTGTTTACTTGACATTGAGCACCTTAAGGAATGTTTCGACAGTACTCCCCGCGCAACTGCGCCAGTCGCATCCAAGCAGATGGGACCCAACAAACTTGCAGTTAAGAAAGTCATAAGGAGATAATACAATGAGCGTAAATGCTAAGGAACTCGCGGCTCTGCAGAACATGTGGAACGGGGCGAAACCCCAGACGGATTGCAGCCTTCCTGACGGCTTCTATGAGTTCGTCATACAGGATGCGCAGTTCAAGGTTACCTCTAACGGCATACCGCAGATAGTTACTGTGCTGAAGGTGGTTGGTGGCAATGAGTCGTTCATCGGCGAGACTGTCCCGCAGCGCGACAGCCTGCAGACTCCCGAGAATATGGGCTGGTTCAAGAAGAAGCTTGCTCGGCTGGGCATCACTATCCCCGAGAACGTGGAAGAGCTGACCAATCGCATACCTAAGGAGCTGATCGGTAAGAAGTTCGCTGGCCAGCTTAAGTCTAAGGATGAATTTGTTAACGTATACGTTAATAAGTTCCTTGGCGATACGGAAGTGGACAAGGCTGACACCGCTGAAGAGACTGAAACGGAAGAAGCTGCCGAGTCCACGTCTGACCTTAACGTTGGTGATCAAGTGATGTTCGTCTCCGCCAAAGGCGCTGACGTGCAAGGCGAGCTTCTCGAGCTCACTGACGATGGCAAAGCCCGCGTGAAAACGGCTGAGGGTAAAGTCTTCAAAGTGGACGCTAGCAAAGTGTCCGCGGCTGAAGTGGCTGAAAACACCACCGCCGAAGAGGAAGAGACCGTGGAAGAAGCCGAAACCGAGGAAGCCACTGAAGAGGCTGCCGAGGAAGAGTCTACGGAAGACGCTGGCGGCTTTCCCACCCCTGAAGAAGTCGTGGCCATGAAACTGCCTGAGCTCAAGCAGCTTCTCGCGGACAACGACATGGACATCGCCAAGATAAAGAACCCCAGGCTCTTTGTTACCGGCCTGTCCAGCTTCATGTACGTTACCAAGTACATGCCCGACCTGCAGACCCTCATCGCGCTGCGCGATGGGTTTGGCATTGCACCGCTGAAGAATGAGAAGCCCACCGACATGACCAAGCGCGTCGTGAAGGAGCTGAAGACCCGCTTCGAGTTCTAATCTAGCGTAGTGGTCGACGGGGCGCATCTACAACGGTGCGCTCCGTCTCTATCTTAAAGGACACCACAATGATACAGTTTGAAAAGCTTCTTAAGTCGTTTGAGCCTGAGAAAGTACTACAGACATTATTTGAAGGTTGGGCACCTGGACAAAACGTGGCCTGCCCGCTTGCTGCGACAAAGCATGAGAATGGTACAGACAAAAGCAAGTCTATGTCTATATCTTCTGACGGTAAGGTCTTCTGTCACGCCTGTGGCTATAAAGCTACTACCTTAGTTAATCTTTACAACGATATGATGGGGTACGAATTCCTAGAAGGTTGCAAAGCCTTCTACGCTGAGTTCGTTGAGCCCATAGTTCCCGATGAGTACATAGACACCGCCCATGCCGTACTTATGAAGAATGAGTATATCCTTAATATGCTAACTAGCACGAGAGGGATAACAAAAGAAACGGCGATTAAATATAGGCTAGGTTGGAAAATGGGTAGGTTAACTATCCCAGTGTTTAATGATGTTGGGTTCTGTGTGAACGTGCGGAAGTATGACTTGCTGAAGAAGTCAAACATTAAAATACTCTCTTATGAGAAAGGGTATGGCAAGGCAAGGCTCTACCCGCTTGAAGCCTTGACTAAAAAGAAAGTATACATATTTGAAGGCGAGATGGACACGTTGCTTGCTCGCCAATGTAACTTAAATGGTATTACGTTTACTACTGGTGGCCAGCATTGGACAGAAGAAGCTGCCAAACAGTTCATAGACAAAGACGTCGTGCTAGTTCCTGACGTAGACAAGGTAGGTGAGGAAAGTATCACGGTAAGAGCTAAGCTACTTAATCCTTATGCCCACTCAGTTTCAATCATACGTCTGCCTGTGACTGGAGAGAAGACTAATAAAGACTTCACTGACTTCTTCATGACACAAGGATTAAAAGGCATAGCTGAGTTAAAGTCTACACTCTATGCGCCGCCAAGTGTACGACATGCACCTCAGACCAATAAACCTGCCTCAGATGAACCCGATGAGTTACTGTTTACACCTACTGCTACGGAAAGTGTGTATATTGATAGGGCCACGCAAGCGCTGGACCACTTGAAGGCTCACGGGGCGTTCTTTAAGAATGCCATAGGAGTACTTTTCTATGCAAGAAAGGGAGGGCGTATCCTGCGGGTATCGTCTCAGGACAACCAGTATCTCGGATTCCTTAGTTCGTTATCTCCTCTATTTAATCGCGCTACATCTTGTGGCAAGTTTGTTATAGAGTTTATTACCAATAAAGCACAAGCACTCTGCACGTCCTCTAAGAGCGCTTTCTGGAGTATCCTGAATGGCTCTGACCTATTCGTATATGGGGACAATGGCAATCTAATCCACTTCAAGGATGGAAAGTATGACAAAGTACCTAATGCTATTAATAAGTATAATATCCTTTTGGAGTTACCAACTCATGCTCTCCCTGTGCAAGAGAATATTAACGACCCCGCATTGGGTGTTCAAATGCTTTGGGATAAAGTACTATCTAATATTGCCATATCTGACGAGAACCGTTATTTCCTTATGTGCTGGGTCCTGGGCATCATATTTCGCGTGGAAGTCAGGAATAAGCCACTCATGCGCCTCTCAGCAAGCACAGCTTATGGTAAATCTACAGCGTCTAAGCTTCTGTCTATCTTGCTCTACGGGGAAGAGATGTTGCATCACTCAGCCTCTACTATTGCCTCAATGTATAGCCTTGCATCAGAGTATCCTCTCCTCATCTTTGACAACTTGGAGACGAGAAACATGCACCAAGCATTAGAGGATTATCTTATAGTCGCAGCTACTGGCGGTATGAAGAGCAAGCGCGTAATGGACACAACTTCTACAGTAGCGTTTGAGCGTGTTGATAGCCTTGTACTAACAAATGGTATTGAACCATTCTCTAAGCATGAGATACTGAACAGAACCATAGAACTCCCACTGAACATAGCTCAGTATGGTAAAGAGCACTTCCATGAGTTGAAGATAATTGAGGACCTGAAAGCTAATAGAGACACTATACTCTTCTCACTCCTCACGTTAATGTCAAAGCGGGTAATCCCTAGGTTTGAGGCCAATGAAGTGCAGCGTATAGCTAAGCACTTTAAGCCACACTCCAAAGAGCGCTTTAATGAGTACTTTGGTGTTATGGCGATTATTCTAGATGCACTATGGCCATACATTCCGCATAAGGACTACGCACTTCCGCATGACCTTGTGAACTTCTGGATTGCCTCTCAAAACACTTCTGCAAAGATGGCGGATGAGAGTACTAATGATGTGTTGCATTACTTAGAGACGTTTATCATGAGAAGAAATAATCTGATGGACGCCATTGTGCCAGTTAACTATAAGAATGGGTACGTTATAGTGAAGTGCCAAACATCAGACTTACTCTCTGACTTTAGGTTACTTGCCAAGCACTTGAATATGCGCTGCCCGTGGTTGAATGAGCGCCAACTTGGCACACGTCTAGCAGACGCCTCGGACATCCTGCACAAAGCAGGTTGGACGCGCAAGCATATAACTACTAATGGGAGGCGCATGTATGAGTTCACTAAAAAAAGTGTCAAGTCCGCTTGAGTTTGAGGTGTATGTAAAAGTGTACTGTCCACATTGTGCAAATGCTGAGAAAGACAAAGAGATTGGTATAATGCTGCCTGCACGTGGATTGCCTGATACCATACGGTGCTTTAACTGTAGCCAAGTAATCGTCACAAAGGGTGTGTTCACGCTAGGTAAAGAAAAAGTACGCAAAGCTGACCGTAATGAGAAGATAAAAGGGATAATCTAATGGAAGAGAAACATTTAAAGAAAGATGCTGGTAAACTTAGACTAGACCTTATACCCGTAGACGCAATGGAAGAACTTTCTAAGGTCTACGCATTTGGGGCTAAGAAGTATGCAGAGCACTCTTGGGAGTCTGGAATAATGCTAAGTCGTGTCTACGCCGCATTACTTAGGCACTTGTTTGCATGGTGGCGTGGAGAAGACACGGATCCTGAAAGTGGACTCTCACACTTAGCACATGTAGTATGGAATGCCGTAGCGCTACTTACGTATGTGAAGAGAGGCATTAGAAATATAGACGACCGTGTGTACATGGTACAGGAGCCAAAAAATGATTAAGCCTATTGTAGTACTTATGACAGACATGGATAAGGCATTGGAGTCAATGACCTTTGCGGCGAAGCTCTGCTTTGGGAAAGAAAATGATACACTTACCAAAGATGCCCAGACTACGTTGATGGAAAAGATACTTGCATCTAAGCATTTCTCTATCCTAGAGCATGCTACTGCTGGGTTTTATATAATGGATGTGAGTCGTAACTTTACCCATCAGTTTGTGCGGCATAGGCATATGTCATTTGCCCAGCAAAGCTTTCATTACACTGTGGCTAAAGATAAAGTGGTACCTGTTGCCCCGCAAATAACCTCTGTGCAAGAAGAAGTAATGGAGACTGCCTTTGCACATGCGTTTGCCAGTTATGAAGAACTGCTAAAAATGGGTGTGCCAAAAGAAGAAGCACGTCACGTATTACCTTCTGGGATTCTTACCCGTATATACGCAACTGCCAGTATACGTGAGTGGATGCAGTTTGTAACAGTGCGGGCATGTGCCGTTAACTGCTATGAGATTAAAGCCGTAGCATTAGAGATACGTAAAGAGTTGTGCAAGCACTTATCCTTTATGGAACCGTATCTCGGCCCAACTTGTTACACAGAAGGGGCATGCCACGAAGGTAAAAAATATTGTGGGCATCCTTGGAGGGGACTGAAATGAAATTTCCAGCCACGAATATTGTAGTAATGGACTATGAAACAGATGGGTTATCTCCATACCTCGGCGATCGACCGTTCATTGTAGGCTTTGAAGACTTACAAGGGCATGTAAAGTTATATAAGTCAGATGAGCCCTCATGGAAAGAAGCTGTGGCGATAATTGAAGACCCCAAAATAGAGAAGGTTGCGCACGGGGCAAAGTTTGAAATAAAAATGTCTAAGCATATGGGCATGAACCCTGCGGGCAAGTTCCATGACACCATGGCCTTGAGTGTGTTGATAAATGAGTACCAGCCTATCAATCTAGACTCATTATCTAAGAACTTGCTCAAAGAAGACTACAAAGGTGCTGTGCAGGCATGGCTGAAAACTAACAAGAAGGCCTTTGTGCAGGAGTACAATAGAGAGCCAAACTACTCAGACGTACCTTCTGAGATACTAGAAGTGTACCTTGAAAAGGATATAGATTGCACCCTAAAGCTATTTATGATGTGGCATGCCCATGTACAAAAGTTCTTTCCATACCTGTACAATTTAGAAACCGAGCTTGCCTGGAAAGTAGTAGAAATGGAAGACCGTGGGATTTACTTAGACATCCCATATTGTAAGCGCCGCATAACTGAGTTACGGGCGCTACAGAAAAAGCTTGAGCAAGACATCTACAATGCCGCTGGAGTGCGGTTTAATCTGGCTTCCCCAAAGCAAGTAGGGCAAGTGCTAGTTGCATTAGGCGCAGCTGAGCTTGATGAAAATGGTAAGATCGACACGTCATACGATACGCTAAAGCTTAAGATGAAGGAACACCCTTTCATATCTGCCTTTATAACGTGGCGCACACTTGCAAAGATGATTGATACGTACCTTGTGCCCTTTACCCAAAAGAGTTGTGACGGGGTGCTACATCCATCTTTTTGGCAGTATGGTAAAGATAAAGCAATTGTTACTGGGCGGTTTTCTGCGACAGACCCAAATATGCAGAATATACCTAAAGGCATTAGAGGCGATAAGGATGCCTTACATCAACTTGGTGATGTTGTACGAAGTGCCGTGATTCCTAGGCCTGGGTATGCCTTGATGTTCTTTGACTTTAAGCAAATCGAAATGGTCATATTCACTTGTGCTACAGGGGACAAAGACCTTATTGCATCTGTAAAAGCTGGCGAGGATGTGTACACAGCTAATGCTAAAAAGTTCTATGGTGCTAAGGTCTTTGATGGACTTACACCTGAAGAGAAGAAAAAGAAACGCTATGACTCTAAAGAACTTTCGTTATCACTTATTTATGGTATGGGTGTGCGGAAGTTTGCATTAAAGGTTAAGAAACCGTATAATGAAGCACGAGCAATGAAAAACACGTATTTCCGTGAGTTACCAAAAACACGTGAGTTCATTATGAAGTGTCAAACTGATGTACTCACTAATGGGTATGTAAAAGACATCTTTGGTAGGAAGTACCATGTACCCACCGCAATGGCCTACAAAGCTGTTAATGCCTATTGTCAAGGCACTGCTGCGACTGTAATGAAGCGCGCGATTCTCAAGTCAGAACAACTTAAGAAGTACGGTGTGCATCCAATTATTACCGTGCATGACGAGTTAATAATGGAAGTACCGATAGCACAAGTAGATAAAGTTGCCGTAGCAGGCAAGGCCTTATTTGAAGAGCCTACACTACTCGCCGCACCTATACGTGTTGATGTTGATGTGTCGTACACGAACTGGGCTGAGAAAAAAGGATGGGTGCCAAAATGACCGACAAGACCAAAGAGGCGATAAAAAAGATACTTGACGAGGTTGAAAATCCATTAGGTCTGTATCTCGCAGACGAAGCCCTCGCCAAAATCTGTGCCATCGTAGACGAGGAGAGGGAGGAACTCCCCACCGCCGACCTCATCGCTGAACTAGAGAAGCGTAGGCCGTGCGAGAGGTGCGCGTATGTAAATAGTTGCACAGGTGATTCAAACTGCATGTGGAATGATATTTTCTCGTTCAGAACAGACAACTTCAAGCCGTCCAAGTAGACAAAGGGAGGGAGATAATATGAATTGGAGAAAGGGGAAATCCCGTGGCAATCAGACGCTTATAGGCGAACTGCTCACCAATAAACACACAGGAGAGCAGATGTTCCTGCCGTCGTATGTGGAGGACACGGCAAAAATAACGCTAGTCCACTCCTACCATATAAACACCAAAGATTGGGAAAGGGAGTTGGTTTTATCTGAACCGCAAGAAAACAGAACAGTTAACGAGTGGAGGGAGTTAATACATGAGGGATTTGTAAACCCCGATACTCCGATATGGGATTGGAAATTCTGGTGGCCCAAGTAGGCAAAGGGAGAGAGTATGAAAAAGAAAAATGTGGATATAATGGAGAAAGTATTGATGGCTATGGGGGAGGCTTCTATGTGTTGGAGGCCAATTCCTAGCGGGGTATTTGATAGCGAAAGGTGCATAAAGATAGCGGAGAGGCTGGTGGCTTCCCTCGCCAAGAAGGAAATGGACAAGGAGAAAAAGTGATATGTTATTTGGACTAGAGTTGAATCCATACGCAGTATTGGTGGCAGTTATCGCCACTAGTTTGAATTGGATATTTCTTTGTTGGGCAATAGCCATAGACCCAAGCGAACATTACAAGGGGCATTGGACTACAAAGGATATATTTGAATACCGCCCCACCACGGGCGAGGACAAGACTGACAAGGAGGCAAAGTAATATGAGCAAACTTAACGAACTGGTGGAGTGGTTGGACGAGGAAAGTCGTAAATATAAAGTCCAAAATGCGGGCATATTAAACGGGATAGTGAGAGGTAAGGAAATCACAAGGCAGTTCATCCTAGACAAAGCCCGTTCCCTCCTTGCCGAAGAAGCGGCACAGAAGCCCACGGCCCCGCCCTCGGTAATAGAGTACCCTTGCCCCACTTGTGGGGAAGCGAGGTTTGAAACTGAACGGCGCATAGATGGAGATAGTTGGTGTAGGAATGGGCACAAGCACCCCACCAAGGACTTCATTTGCCACGCCCCCACGGAGAGCATAGTGGAGGAGCCGCTGGCGGTGTTGGCGAAGCGCAAAGGGTTCTGGAAAACGATAACCCTTAACGGGGTTGACTCTATGGCTAATGGGTTTGTTTCCGTAGAGATAGAACGGGAAGTCTTTGACATCAGAAAGGAACCCA